GCAGGAGTTACAGGTGCAACAGGTATTTTCACAGATGGAAATTCGACAACTGTTACGCCTGCAGGGGCTACAATCGTTGCTGATGATCTTATTTCACAACAAATGGCTATTCCCGAAGCTTTCCAGGGTGCAAGTGCGTGGATTATGTCTAAGCCTATGTTCACAAGTTTCCGTAAGTTCAAAGACCTAAACGGCAATTACATGTTGAATCCAGATATTCGTACAGGCTTTGGATGGACGCTTTTAGGCCAACCTGTATTTATTTCAGAAAATGCGCCTGTAGATGCAGTAGCGCATGGAGATTTCTCAGGGTTATACGTGAAGGTTTCCCAAGCTATTGAGATTCAGATTTTAAATGAAATGTTCGCTACTCGTCATGCTACAGGCGTAGTTGGTTATACAGAGTTCGATAGTCGCATTGTTGAAGATCAAAAAATTTCCGTTATGGAAGTTGCAGGCGTTTAATCGGGCTAAAAAAATCAGTTTAGGCCAAAAATAGAATTAGCAAGTTAAGAATTCGAAAGGAGGGAAAGATATGGGATTAGTACAAGCGCAAATGGCTTTTTATCATGATCTTGTAGGAACAAAAGCACAAAATGAGATTTTCGAAGTAAAAAGCGAAAATCTTTGTGCTGAGTTAGAAAGTGCAGGATATGTAAAGAAGCTTGAAGCAGAACAAGAGCAAATGCACCAAGAACAACAACAACGCCAACAAGAATACGGGCAACAAGGCCAACAGGCGAATGAAGCCGTTTCTATGGCAAGTCATACCCAAAACCAACAGGCAAACCAACAAGCGCAACAGGCGCAACAAATTCGTCAACAATTGCAACAACAAGCAAGTCAACAGGCTAGTCAACAACAAACGCAACAACAACAGACTAACCAAAAAATGAACGCACAAGCTGAACAACAAGCGAGAGCGACTTCTAAAAAAGCGACTGAAAAAGAATGAAAATAAGCCAAATCCAGATTTCACATATTAAAGATTATTTGCATGTTTATCATGACGAAGATGATACGTTAATTTCGGCCATATTGATAGCGTCTAAAAGCTTTGTAAGGAATTACACAGGCCTTTCTAACGAAAGCCTGGACGCTAAAGACGATCTATCTATGGCCGTCTTTATTTTATCTTCTGAGTTATACGACAATCGTGTTTATACAGTCGAAAATAATAACGTAAATCCTGTTATACAAACCATATTGAATATGCACTCGGTAAATCTATTGTAGGTGATAAAATGGCACGAATTAATGCAGGCAAATACAGGCACATTGTGACCTTTCAAAGATTGAAACAGGCGAGCCAGAATTCATATGGAGAAACCTCTACGAATGATGAAAACAATTGGGAAGATGCTTTTACCTCTCGGGTAGGTATCTTCCCTTTATCTGGACGAGAGTTTTTAACCCTGCAGGGCGATCTAAAGCTATCAGAAATAAGCCATAGAATCGTTTTAAGATATACAAAAGGGGTTTCATCAGATATGCGCATTAAATTTGGCGCTAGAATTTTTGAAATGACCTCTGCGCCTGTAAACAGTTATGAAAGAGACGATGAACTACTTATTTTCTGCAAAGAAAAAGACCCTTTACCAACGGGAGGGCTAATTAATGGCTGAGGTTCGTGGTGCTAGTGGGCTTAATATTCAAGTAGAGGGCTTAGAGGAATTACAGGCCCAATTTAACAAATTAGGCAGAATGCCTAAAAAGCATTTAACCAGGGCAGGCAGAGCAGGAATTGCAAAGGATTTGCAAGATGTGAAAGCTAATGCACCTACAGGCAAGACAGGCAATTTAAAGAAGTCCATTAAAAAGAAAATGGAAACTCCAAACAAAAGAAACAAAGGAGTTTACAGATTGCAATTTGACTCTAAAATGACGCCTGAGTTTAGAAAACCAACTACAGGCATATATGGCGGTGTCGTCCCAGAAGCTTATTATCCTTCATCTGTTGAATACGGGTACAAAGGCAAAAACGGTCATGTAAAAGTAAAAACGATGTATTGGGCTGATAAGGTTTTACGGCAAAATGAAGCAAGTTCTATCAAAAAAGTAATTGAAAGCCTTAATGATTCGATAGACGAATTAACAAAGTAGGTGCATGAATGGATTTCGAACAAGCTTTAACTTATGAATTACAAACTATTACAGGCCTATCGGGAAAAATTTACCCTCAAAAAGCGCCCGAGAATATGACGCCTCCTTTCGTTGTTTATTTTTCTAGTGAAGGCGAGCCGATCATGGCCCTTTCTGGACCAACCGACATGACCGAATTAAGTTGTGAAATTCACGTTTCGGCCGAAACATATGAGCAAATGAAAAGCCTAACAAAAAATGTAACAAATCGCCTAAAAACTTTTTTCCAAAGAAGCATAGGCCAAAATGGGCCAATCATTAAAAGTATAAGCCATACCGAACCAACAGAAGATATTGACAACAGTACAAATTTTCATATCAGTTCTTTTGATATTAGAGTTCGATTTTAAGGAGGCGTATTTAATTGCCAATCGTAGGAATAGGTACAACGCTTAAAAAAGGTGACGTAATAGTTGCAAATTTAACTTCTATTGACGGTGTAGGCGTAAGTGCAGATACGGTCGAAAGTACCAATTTATCAACAGAAGGTGGATACCGTACTTTTGTAAACGGGCTAAAAGATGCAGGCGAAGTCTCTTTGTCTGGACATTTTGGCTATGAAGATCACAGTCCTTTATTTGAGGACTTTGAGGCGAGCACATTAGATTCTTATACAATCGAATTCCCTGACCGTCTTACGGCTACAGGCACACAATGGACCTTTACGGCCGTTGTTACGGGTTTTAGTACCTCAGTTGAATTAGAGGATTTAATTAGTTTTGAAGCAACGTTAAAAGTCTCAGGGCGTCCGACATTAGTAGCCCCTGTTTAATATCTTATAAAGGTGTGGGAGTATGAGCGAAAACATGAGCGAAAACAACGATAAAAATACGATGGTCGTTATTAATTTAGATCGACCTCGTTTTGTCCGTTTTGGACATAAAGCACTCAAACAATTAGGAAAGCTTACAGGCAAAAAGATCGAAGAAATGGACGAAAACGATTTTGATTTAGCTGATTTAGAAAAAATTATGTGGTGTGGCCTGCAAGCTGACGCCCGAGAACATAACGAAGATTTAAAGCTTGAAGATATGGAAGATTTGCTTGATTCGGCTAATTCTTTTGGTGAGATCATGGAAGTCATGAATAAAGCCTTAGAACAGTCCTTCCAGAAAACGCAAAAAGAAAAAAACTAATAAAGGATAGCAGGCCTAATGAGGGCAACCCAATCGAGGCTAAATGGAATTGGGAATTTGCCCTAAAGACTGCTATCCTTATTGGTCTTTCAATAGAGCAATTTGATCTTATGACCCCTTATGAGTTATCCCTTTGTGTAGAAGCCCATTTTGAGAGGCAACAGGCCGAAATGAAAGATAAGCTTACTTTGGTATGGCTCGGGGAATATTATCACCGTACTAAGCGTTTGCCGAACCTTCAAAAAGAATTAAGAAAAATTACAGGCGAAGAAGAAAAACAGGTTATGACAGACGACGAAATGCTTCAACAAGTCAAGCGCCTAAATGCTCAATTTGGGGGTGCTCACATAAAAGGCGGTGAATAAATGGCTCTTAGGAATATGCTTGTCCGTGTCGGTGCTGATGTTTCGGGCCTATCGGCAGGCTTGAAAAAGGCTCAAAAAGATGTTGCTTATTTCGGGCGAAACGTGACAGGCTCGCTTAAAGAAATCCAGGGTAAAATTGCAGGAATCGCAGGCGTTCTCGGTGGCGGTATGTTGCTTGGGTCAAGCATACAGGACGCCATGAGGTACGAGGCTTTAATGAGTACATTAGGCGAAACTTTAGGCGAAAGCAGAAAACAGTTTGAACAATGGCAAAAAGATACGGGTACTGCAATGGGATTTTCTATGTTACAAGGTGCAGAACTCGCAAACATGCTTTCCCTAAATTTTAAGTCTATTGCTACAGATACGGCCGATTTAACGAACAAAACAACCAAAATGATGGAACTTGCGGCCGTTATATCGAACAAACGTGGTATGG